GGTGTAAATCTTTTTGGTTTCCATCCTACATTTTTTAAGCGTTCACTAATTTGTTTTCTACTACCTAGATTAAAATCTTGTAGTAGTTTCCTTTGAACCGATGTTTTTCCTGATTTAAACAACTCATATTCTTCTTCTGACAATCTTACTTTAGATTTAGCATTGTCAAGTTTGCCCATTTTAGAAATACTACCATCTTTATTTTTTAATACAGTAATATTTTGTATTGTTTCTAAAGGTTTAAAAGTTTCGTGAACAGCATGTTCTATTTCTTTTTTTCTTTTATTTAATTTACTTAATAAATAAGTTGCGTTAACCTCATCAAAAAGAAATCCATAGTGCTCTTGCTCTGCTAGAATACGACAAACTTGATGCTCTAAATCAATTGATTCTTTAGAGAAACCTAAACTTTCTTTTCTTAAAATATCTAAAACTTTCTTGTTAATTTCAACATCATTAATGCAATACTTATACATCTTTTCTGACCACTTACGAAAGTCATAGAATTCTTGCTTAGGATAGTGTAATTTCTCACCCCACCCTCCTAAACCATGTTTATTACCACGATTAGGATTAAATAAATGTGATAATGTAAGTGTATCTACAATTTCACAATGCTCATAAAGGTCTACACCTTTTAATTTTTTAATTATAGGCAAATCAAAACCTATAATATTATGACCATATAATTTATCAGCTGATTTTAAAAACTCAAGACCTTCATCTATTTGGTGAGGTCTGAAACCATGTATAGTACCTTCATCATCCATAGCTACAATACACCATATCGTATCAGCAGGAGGTATTTCTATTGTTTCTATTTTTTTGGTTTCCTCATTCGGAATTTTAACCTCAGCTTCAAACATAAAGCCATTAGTTTCTATATCAAATACTAAGTTCATTAGAATGGTATTATATCCTCTGTTTTCTCGTTTGTAAACTCTGTATCTTCATGTTCAGATAATCTTCCTGTGTCTTTATCATAAACTAAAGCAGTAGCCATGCCTACATCACCTGTATATCTTGATTTTAATACTCGTAATCTAGTAGTCCTAGCCTCTAGTTCATCTTCTGATTGCTGATTTCTTTCAAGAGCAATTACACAATCAGATAACTGTGCAATACTATTAGAGCCACGAAGATGTGAAAGACTTACTTCTATGCCATTTTCATGACCTTTGTTACCATCAACTCTGCGTAAATGAGATACTAAAATAATACCTGCACCTGTTTCCTCAACCATACTTCTAAGTCTAGTCATAATATTATCAATGGCTCGTCTTTCATCACCTTCAGCTAAGGCACTAACTAGCATATGTAGATGGTCGACAACCACCCACTTACAATCACAGCCTACAATTAAGTATCTTAGTTTAGCAAAGATATCATCAATATCATTCGTGCCAAAGTGAGCATGAATAAATACTTTATCATCTTTAAATAGTTTATCGAACATATCTATAAGAGTAGTCTCATCATAGTCCTCTCGGATATGGTCGATGTATAATCGAGAGTTAGCTTCTATAGATAAAATACCATCTACAGTACGTTTCCAATCCTCTTCTAAAGCAATCACACCTACTCTATCATTGGTCTGCTTTATTAACCAATGCTCAAGCTCTCTTGTGATACTTGATTTACCTAGCCCTGTACCACCTGTTAAAGTAAGTAGTTCACCCTGTCGTAGTCCATATAATTTTTTATTAAGACCATCCCAAGGAAAAGGTATGCTTTCTTTCTTATCTCTATTTAAAAACTGAGATTGTTTTTCAGATACACGAATAATACCTGATGGAGTGTATAGCTTTGCATCCCACCATGCCTTAGTAAACTCCTGAAACTTACCCTTCTGAAGCATTTCATTGGCATCTTTATATCCATTTGGTAGTGTTAATATTCTAGCTTTGCCCGGCTTTAAAATTCTAGCTACCTTTTGAGATGCTTCGATACCTGCTTTATCTTTATCAAAAGCTAATACAATATTGTCAAAACTTTCTACATACTCTAGATTATCCTTAATATCTTTAACTGCTGATGCAGCACCTTTAATGATAGAAACGACTGCCCACTTACTACCTAGTAGTTCATAGGCAGCCATCGCATCACACTCACCCTCCGTAATGGTAAGATACTTACCACCCTCTTTAAATAAGTTCTGTCCGAACAAGCCGACACCTGATGGACTTCCCTCAAAACTAAATCTTTTATCTCGTGTGTATCTTATTTTATTTGCAGTTAGTTCATTGTTAATAAAGTAAGGATAGATATGCTGTGCAAGTCTACCACTGTTATCATAAACAACTTTAACTCCATATTTCTGAGCAGTTTCTTGGGCTATTCCTCTATCAATTAGCTTTGCAAAAACTCCTCCATGTGCGTTTAATTGTTGTATAGGTTGTGGCTGTGGTGTGGTGTTATTCATATAAGATTTTGATTGTACATTTCCAGTTTCATACTTTGGAAAAAATTGATGGCAACTAAAACATTTAGCTGAACCATCTTCATTAACGGATAATGCATCACTGCTGTCACATGACGGACAAGGCAAATGATACTTTACAAATTTACTATTCATAATTAGTCCTAAAAGGTAGGCACCCATATTTCAGAGTGCCTGTGGAGATAAACAATGATTAGCTGTCTGTAGATTCTACAGTTTCAGAATCATCATTGGACACTTTTGCTTCCTCACAATCAACAAGCAACTTTTCTAAGTTAGCTCGATGTGTTCTAGAAGCAAAGTCAAGGGCTTCGATGGTGACTTGCAAGTTACCTACTTTCTGCACGATAACAGTAGCTTCCTGCTTTTTCTGCTCATCACTTATTAAGTTAATGTCAAAGTTTGTTTCAACTCCTTCATCATTTCTTATAGTAATAATCATTAAAACTCCTCTCCTGCATCCATAGCTTCAAACTCGTCACCATCTCCTGCCTTATAGGAAACAAGGTCAATGACCTGCATAGCTTGAAAATCCAAGCCTTTAAATTCCCCATACTTGTTGCTAACTTCCCACTCGTTATATTGAACCTTAACTCGTGAGCCATTACCAACCAAATCGTCAATAGGTACTTTGTTTTTATCAACTAAAGTAGGTGCTTTCCTAACTATTCCATTAGGACCATTCACCTTTCTTTTAATCGTAATAGCACGACCTACATTCTCATCATTAACTACTAAGTCTTTCACTCTAAAGCCTCTAGCTTGAAAGTCATTCGCAGCTTCATCACTAACAACTAAATCAACTGTATATACAGGCTCATATTTAGTATTAGGGGTGGTTACATTAGCCCAATAGGCTATTCCTTCTTGTATTGCCATAATTAAATCCTCCTTTGGTTTGGCATTTTTGTAAGTGAATTATACACTGCTCAACTGAGTATGTCAAGCACTATATCCTTCATAGTTATAACTGATGTATCAAATAAAGTAACAATAAATTTATCACCATCTTTTTTTACATCATATCCTATTTTATTTTCATAGAATTCTTTATATTTTTTTGTGACATACTCGTCAAACTTTTTGAATTGTTCTTTGTCAAATATAGCAGTAGTGTCCTCGTCTAACATTCTTTGATATATATAATTCATATTTCTCCTTATTGAAAATGGTTTCTTAATGCGTTGAGCATGTCTTCAAAGTGTGCAACTTGCTCAAGCTCTTTTACAATTGAATCAACTACATCTGAATGCTCACCGATACCAACAGGATTACTTAGCATAACTTCTGCATTTACAATATGCTTTTCTCTCTGTCCTCGTAAGTATTCTTTTGTAGCTTCGTACATTCTACCTCTTAGTATTTTCATGCAACCTCCTTGTGTTGTGTATGCCACCAACTAGGCTTATCACGACCTCGTTCCCATTTGGCATAGTGTTTTTCGTTAATGCAGTAGTTACGATAAGCAGTAATAGGATTCTCATCTTTATATTCCTCCGGCATTGCTTGTGCTAGTGGTGTCATTGCACCCTTGTAAATATTCTTAGGCATAAGAAACAAAGGCTTCCAAAGTTTTTCAACACTAGCATGTATCTTACCATATCTATGTGTATACTCTGAGCCAAGAGCTATGAAGTGTTCATAGAGCCACCAATAGTTGGCACTAGATTCTCTAGCCCAAATAGTACATGGGTGATTCCAATAAGCTCTTTTGTACAGTCCTTGTTCATCAGCATACTCGTCACCATCAAGTTCTCTATGTGCTGTACATAGCATCTGTGCTGTTTCCAATGGCATCTTAACTAGCATCTTATCAGGTTGTGCTTGTGCAGATAGCGTTGGACTTTTGTAAAAATAAAATATGTTCATTTACCCTGCCCTCGATATTTTTTTAGATTGGCTTTTTTATTTTTGTTCATGGTAGCAGTGCCAATGTTCCTTCTACCTTGACTTGTCTTCTTACCTCTGCCTGTTGTAGCAGGTGTATGTGTTGTCTTGTTCCATATCTTTGCCATCAACCTTCCTCAACTGTTTTCTTACGCTTGTCAGCATATTCTGTAATAGTTTTACCACTTGCATAAGTAGTTATTTGCTCAGTCCATTTACCATCTTTATATCTTGTATCAATAGCTATTACTTGTTTAGCTTTAGCTTCTTCCTCAAGCTGTTTCCTTCTTTGTTCCACCTTCTCTTTGTACTGTGTCAACTTCTGTCTCCTTATATTTTTTATCAAATTTTTTATAATGTTCCTCAGTATACTTTACTTCAAAGCCACCATGCCGACCTAAAAATCTAGGTGGCATTGGCTCAATCTTTTTATTTTCTACTAAGTAAGCGTACACTATCACTGAAACTACCATTCCTACTGCAACTAAACATACTAATATTAACTCCATGAAACAAACTCCATGTATGGCTCTTCCTTATATCCTTCGGGCAGCCATTCAATTCTATCAACAACCTCTTGTAAGTCATAAGATGTTGGTGTTGTTTCACCTTCCTCGTTATGTCCTAGAATTAATCCTTTACCTGCAAAAACTCTACCACTCCAAGAAAAATATCTATTGTCTTTCAATAGACCTTCATCATCAACATACAAATCATCTGCATCACATAGCATTACAACATCAAAAGTGTTACAATCTATAAAATTATAAATTTGTTTGAAGTCTCCTGAGTAGTCTACTTCAGTAATGGTTTTATTAAATGGATTTATTAGTATTCCTTTCATGGTATCTCCTTAGTTATTTAATTAATTTTAGTTATCAAGCTCTGCTGGTTCAAGTCTTTTGTAGACACGAACATTACGCATCTTATCTAAAAAGAATTGTTTATACTGATAGTCATTGAGATTACCATCTTTATAAGTGTAGCCACCTACAAGTATGCAATCATCATTATTCATTTTTAACTCGGTGACTGTATGTAATTTTCTTTCAGTCACAATATAGCCTTGACCTTTATCGTACTCAAAGACTAACTCACCACCTACAAAAAATGCATGTGCTACATATTTTTCTTTTATATCCATAGTATCTCCTTATGCTACAAATCTAATTGGTTGAATTACAAAACCTGAATGGTCTGTTTTGGCTTTGCCCTTTGCTCGTAAGCCTACAACTTTATTAGGCTTATCAAGAAATCTCATATCATGGGTATCACCATCAATAACTTCAAAGCCCTTGAAAGTTTCAGGTAGTGGCTCAGACTTCTTGAGATTAAATACGACTGCTTTGTTATACATGACTTGGTCAAAGTAATCTGCATACCTATCACTAGCCTCACTATAACTCCATGTCAAGTGATAGTTTTTGATGTGTGATACTTTCCTGTTAGGTATCTTAGTATAGTCATAAAACTGTATATCAGGGAACTTTTCAAAGACTGTAAGTCCTTCATGCTTCTTGTGTTCCCATTGGATATCACTTGTACCATTCAATCTTACAGCAGGGAGTTTACCTAGCTTATCACAGTATGACACAAACTTATCAATATCTTTGTATAAAAGTGTCATAAAAGTGTCATACTCATTTAAGTACATATCAGTCTTTCTAGCCCTCGACTGTTGCACACTAGGATAAACTCCTCCTAAACCTGCTGTGTTTAAGCATGGATTTTTACAACCTGCTTCATCTTGAAATGGGCAGATAAGCCTGTTGCGTGGCTCAATATACATATTGACATTCAAGTATGTATCTTGAATTAGATTGCTCTTCTCTAGCTTTGTGTTAGAGTTGAGGCTTGATAGTAATTTAAATGTCGGCATCTTCGTTCTCCTCTATGAAAAAAAGTCTACGATATCATCAAGCGATACGCTAATTGCTTTTGCAATAAACTCTTGAATGTAATCGTGTAATGCTTGTTCAGTAAGTTTCTCAGGCTCACCATTTAAAACATCATCATAAACAATGTCTATAAACTTTTGTTGTTGTTTCTCAGATAGCAATGCTAAGATTGGAAAATCTCTTGAGCATACTTCCTCTACTAATTGATATATTGTTTGCATTATATTAATAATCCTTTGTCTTGTAAAAAATTAGTAAATTGGTCAAACACTTTTTGTTTACTACCTTTAAAACCAAATTCATTTTTAATGATAGCATAACAGCTACGACCTCTTGTCATTTTTAAACCAATCAATTCTAGCTTTAAACCACTTCTAAGTGTAAGTAGTCTAGCACCATTAATTTGGTCAGGTGTATCAAATATTAATTCTTTATCCATTTTATCTCCTATAAAATTAAAAGTTGTGAAGCGTTGTTTATATGACTTCTCCTAGTCTAACCTACAGAGTATATATCCTCTATTGTAAATTACAAACATCAGTTCCTCGTCAAACAGGATTTATACTTTAATTGCTATCCTCTTTTCTGCAAACTTCACGAAACTATTGTACTACGAACTAAACTCTGCTGTCAAGTCCTCAATGAGTTTGTAAACATCAAAGTCAGTACCCATAGTTTGAAGTCTTACTTTAGTTTCTAAGGCTTGACTTTCTTCTCTAGGCATATTCCATCTAAGTGAATACTCAGGAATACCATTGCCATAACTATTAGATTCAAATAGAATACCTCTAAAGTATGAACCCCAACCATAGCTACTATTTTCATCAGTAAATTCTTTTTGGAATTCATCAACAACTTCAGTCATAGATTTTTTCAGCTCGGATATTTTATCATCAAGTTTTCCTTTTTGAGCTTGTAAAGTTTTAACTTCACTGATTCTTGCATCAAGTTGATTAGTTATTCGCTGAACATCTTTACGTTTTTTCAAGGCTTCTAAACCTTGCTCGTTTACTTTAGACTTAATTTGGTCAATCACTAAGTCTTGGTCTTTTACTCTCATTTGTGCCATAATTTTATCTCCTTATATATTTTATGGTGGTTAATTAAGTGGTAGTTTTTTCTCCACAGTAAAC